GTTTCGGGATATTCGAATAAATCTTGCATTTCTGTAGTGTTTTAAGTGTATAAAAAAGCCCTATTTCTAGGGCTATATTTTAGTGAATGATTAACCCTATTTTGTGATTCTGTGTGATCCACTTTGTAGCCACTAAATCTAAATAGCTGGAATCCGTATAACCTTGAGCTTGCATTTCCTCAGCTGAATAAAAGATCTTTGAATGCCTTTCGGTGTCTTGGTTAATTAGTTCGTCCTTAGTTGATCCTAGGCTAAAAATTAAGTCCATATTCTCAGGCAATTGTATACCACGAATAAACGAATGCGATTTTGTATAGGCATAAAAACGAACGGACGGATTAAGTCGCGCAATTTCTAGCCACTTTGCGAAGTACGCCGGTGAGTAAAAATCGCCGCTATCGTGGATTCGGACGTATGTCTGTTTATCTTTTTTAACCTTTGCTAGTTCGTCCGTAATTGTTTGAACAAAATTTTCCTCCTTGCTTGCTTCATAGCGCTTTGTCAAGGCGCGTTCCACATTGCCAAAACGATACATTCCGCGTTTAGCATAGCAAAGCTTTAAACAGCTACCAGCAAAAGGACACGTTATTTTTCCGCTTTTTTTATCATTACCGGCCGGAATTGAAAAATTAAATATTCGTACGCCGAATTCCTTAGCTGTTTTTACTAGCTTGCTGTTCCCTGTTCCTAATAAGTTATTTGATTTCATGTCGTGTGGTGTTTTAGTGTTGATAAATAAAATTTAAATAATTATAGGCCCAAATCCTTTCTAAATTCCTGTAGGCTGTATGGCTTTACTTTAGACCTACATTTTTTTTGTAGGTCTATTGCTCTTTGTCTGTTAATTACTTCTTTCTCGAAATCAAATCTTTCCAGCTGTTCAATGTCTATTTTATCGAATCGACCGAATTCTAAAGATTCCGTGTAATATTTAATTCGGTCACGCTTTGCGGCTAAATTGCCTTTTACTGCCTTAATTTTGCCAATTGCGAAATTTAATTTTTCTAAGTTTTCCATGTCGTGTAATGTTTTGAGTTTTTATTTAAGTAGTGTTAAGCCTAGCAAGTAGCCCAAAAAAAAGATTGGACTAAGTGCAATTATAGTATATAAAATAAATCCGAGTACTTTAATAGCTTTTTTCATGTTAGTAGTTTTCAGTTAGGTAGAAACTATTTGACAACTGTAGGCCATAAATTACGCCAATGATCAAAATAACCGCCATAATACCGAACGCGATAAAATTGGCTTTTCTGTTTTCGTTTACTGTAGTTGAGTTTTTCATGTTTGTTTGTGTTTTAGTGTTTGTTTGTTTAGTAAATGTACAAAGGTTTGTACTTATATGCAAGTGTTTGTAATAATATTTTTTATTTTTATTTATTTATTTTCAATTACCTTTGAACTGAATAAACACTTTATTTCAGTTTTATAAACCTTTGTAACGATATGGGTAAAAATGGGGGCGCACGCCCTGGAGCCGGTAGGCCGCCGAAAATCCAAGAAATAAAATTGATTGAACAGATGGACGCCTTGGCAGTACCTGAGCAGATTTGGAATGCTTTATTAATGAAGTGCGCCCAGGGCGATACCAACGCAATTAAACTTTGGCTTTCCTACCGGTTTGGATTACCAAAGCAACAAATTGACGTTACTAGCAATGGGGAAAAAATCGCGCCGCCTATTCAGTGGATTGGGCGCCAAGTTGCAATCGAAGCGGCAAAGGTAGTAAACGACTCGGATCACCAGGACTCGGATCACCTGGATTACCAGGACTTGAATAGCTCGGATAACCTGGATATAAAAAAGCAAGTTCGACAGGATTACCAGGCATTGATTAACCAGGATAACCAGGATAAACAAGATAATCAATTCGATATTTGGCTATGATTAATTTACTTGAGGATTATAAACCGTTATTCTATGAAACGCCTGATTCTAGATACTATCTTATAACCGGCGGCCGCGGTTCGGGCAAATCCTGGACTTTGGCGCTATTTCTACTTAATCTAACGTATCAAAAAGGACACGTTATACTTTTCACGCGTTATACGTTAGTATCCGCGTTTATTTCGATTATTCCCGAGTTTCTCGACAAAATAGAAATAATGGGAAAGGTAAACGACTTTGAAGTAACGCAAAGCGAAATAATAAATAAGTTGACCGGATCAAAGATTCTATTTCGCGGAATCAAAACAAGTTCGGGCGTTAACACTGCAAACTTGAAAAGTATTGCTGGTTTATCAACATGGGTAATTGATGAGGCGGAGGAATTGACAGACCCCGACGTTTTCGACAAAGTGGACTTATCAATACGCGCAAAGGATAACCCAAACCGCGTGATCTTAGTAATGAATCCGGCTTATAAAAGTCATTGGATATACAACGACTTTGTAAAAAAGAAAAGAGAAGATACAACGTACATACATACCACATACATAGACAACAAAGAGAATTTATCTGATTCCTTCATACAAGCCGCGGAAAAGACAAAGAGAGAGAATCGAGCAAGATATGAACACCTATTTTTAGGTACATGGCTAGACGACGCGGACGGCATGCTATGGAATCGCGCAATAATCGGAAAAGCTAGAATAGACGAAGCGCCAAACCTAACAAGGATAATTGTGGCAATTGATCCCGCCGTAACTGCAAATATGCAAAGCGACGAAACAGGGATAATTGTTGTAGGCAAGGACAAAGAAGGGTTTGGCTATGTCCTGGAGGACTTAAGCGGAAAATATAGCCCGAACCATTGGGCAAAGGTAGCGAACGACGCCGCGTTTAGGTGGAACGCTGATTGTATAGTAGCTGAAAAGAATCAAGGTGGTGACATGGTCGAAGCTGTATTAAAGTCTCAAGGAAGTAATTTTAGAATAAAGCTAGTAACCGCGACAAAGGGAAAATATGTGAGAGCTGAGCCTGTTTATTCATTATATGAACAAGGACAAATTTATCACGTTGGTAGTTTCCCTATCTTAGAATCACAAATGGTAACCTTTAATCCCGACAAGGGAAAATCGCCCGATCGAGTAGATGCCCTTGTTTGGGGTTTAACTGAATTAATGGTAAAAAACAACTTCGAATTCTCAATATGAAAAAAGAAACTATTGCCGCGCTTATCTTAATGTTAATCACTTATTTATTTATAGTTTTCGTGACATTGGATTTTAACGTATTTAATTGGCATTGGAGCGCTCGCGCTGTTATGGTAGTAACTTGGTTTTACGGTGTTACATTTTTAGAAAAGAATAAATAAGTATATTTGTTAAAACGAATAAGCTATGCTATTAAAGGCTCTAAGGTCATACATTACACCAACGGTTATTTCTACACCTCAAAAACCCGATGTAAACCTACTAAATCAAATACTTTATGGCCAATTTACGGCCTCCACGATGGTAGTTTGGTATGACTCAAATCAACAAACATTTATCGACAAAGGTTACAAAGGTAATGCACTTGTTTACTCAATTATTAGAAAGATAGCCGAGAAAGGCAAGCAGTGCCCGACATATGTTTACAAAGAGAGCGAAGGAAGCAAAAAATACAGAGGCGGAAAATACAACTCGAAGGAATTAAACAGATTGCAAAGCATAGCATTTAGAAAAAAGGAGCTTGAAGATGTAAGTTATAGTGATCCAGTAAGCCAGTTGATTAAGAACCCTAATCCAATGCAAACTTGGGCGGAGTTTCTTGATTCTATGCTAACGTGGTACAATACTAGCGGCGAGATATTCGTTTACGGATTCGCTCCACAGGATGGTTTAAATAAGGGCAAAATTAAGGAGATGTACGTTTTGCCGTCTAACTATGTCGAGATTGTCGCTGGTAGTTTATTTGAGCCTGTAAGAGGTTACAAATTGATAATTGGTGATCAGAACATTGAGATTCCAGCGAATGAAGTTTTGCATATTAAAACCACGAATCTAACTTGGGATTTGAATGGCGCTCAACTTCGTGGAATGCCTCCACTCTTGGCTGGTTTAACAACATTACAAGCTAACAACGAAGCGACAGAGGCAAAGCAGAAGACTTTCCAGAATGGAGGCGCAAAAGGAATTATTTCTCCGAATATCACAAACCCTGAGTTTTGGCCATCCCCTGATCAGCGCGCTAAGATGGATGAGCGGATAGATGAGAGGATAAACGGTAATAAGAATATTAATAAGATTGTTGCATCTTCGATTCCGTTGCGTTACGATGCAATTGGATTGAGTCCAGTTGCGATGGACATTATCAACTCTCAGAACATGGACTTGCAAACTCTTTGCGGTCTTTGGGGGGTGAACCCTGTTTTGTTTACATCTAACGCAACCTATGCCAATTTGGAAGGCGCACAGAAGGCTTTGGTTACCGATGTGATTATGCCTCAGCTACAAATGATTGAAGAGAAGTTTACACAATGGCTAGGTATGTCTTACGGCATGGATTATGTGATTGACTTCGATATTTCATCATTCTCGGAATTACAACCAGATGTGCAGGTTATTTTGGATACTTATGGCAAATCTCCATACTTTACAGGCAACGAGGTTAGAAGCTTGTTAAACTGGCACGCTAGCGAAGATCCAGCAATGGATGTGCATTGGATACCTAACAACGTACTTCCAAGCGATGAGGCACTAGGAAACGCTACAACGGACTTTGTGGATTTCCAAGCATAAGAAATGAATAAAATAAATTACTCTAAGGTTAGAAGGTCAGCGCAAGCGGATTTGAAGAAATACGAACGCCTTGGAGTAAAAATATTTACTGAGGCATTAAAAGAGCAGGCAAAGCCAGTTGTGCCGTTGTTGCCGATGCAGGATGCTTATGTCAAGTTCTATCAGGCTGTATTTGTTGATTCTGCGACTAAAGAGTTTAATAGGATTCGTCAGGACAATAGAGAGAAGAAATTTCTGCCAGATGATTTTTTTCTTAGCACTTGGCTTGAGTTTATAAAAAATTGGGTAATTGTTAATTTAGGTCAGTTAATATTTGATGTAACGGATACTAGTCAGAAAAAAGTTAACGAGATAGTTGCTCAAGGTATTGCGGATGGATTAAACCCTAGACAGATTGAAGAGTTGTTGGTTGAGCAGATTCCCGATATAAAAAGAGCTAGGGCAATTGCTAGGACTGAAGCTACAAGAGCTTACAATGAGGGAAAGAAGCGTTCGGCACAAGATTGGGCCAATCAGACTGGGACTTCGTTATGGAAGATATGGATTCATGGAGGAGCTAAAGAGCCTAGGATTCAGCACATACAAGCACAGAATAAACCGGTAAGATTTGATCAGCCGTT